GGAGGTGTGACTGGTGCAACCATGAATGTGATTGACTGGAACTCCAGTACGAAGAAAGCAGAACTTCAACTTGTCTCTGGTGATATTGATAACTTTAGAAACCTCTTCGGTAATTCTTCTGGTGCAACATATCATATTGATTCAATCGGTCTTACTTCGGATTTCTTTGTCAAGGATGTTTTCGAGGACAACACTTCCTTTGGCTTAGAGTCTTCTTCGTTCTTAGACTTTACTGATACAGACCCATTCTCGGAAGGTGACCTCTAATGTTTGATGTATTTTACAACGAGTCTCTAAGAAAAACAGTTGTCGCTTTTGGCAGCCTGTTTGATGAAATTTTTGTTCAGCGTCGTGATAGTAGTGGAAACACTGTTAAAAGAATTTTAGTTCCGATCACATACTCACCAAAAGAAAAATTTAAAAGGATGCTGGATGAATATCCACTCATCAAGGGTGATGATACAAGAGTTGCCATCTCAGAGATTCTGCCCCGCATGGGTTTTAATCTTACGTCGATAAATTACGATCCAGCAAGAAAAAGAAATACACTTTCTCAAAGGTATGCCTCTACAGACACAACAGGAGTTTATAGTAGGCAATTTGCAGAAGTTCCGTATACTTTAAATTTTAGTTTAACAATCGTGACAAGGACAATGGATGATGCTTTACAAATTGTTGAGCAGATTCTCGCTTACTTCACTCCCGACTTTACAGTGACTCTTAACTACACCGATATTAATACAAAAGTAGACCTGCCAATTGTAATTCAATCTATCACCCCCGAAGTGGATTACGAGGGCGACACAAATACACAAAGAACAGTCACCTTCACTATGGACTTTTCTGCTTTGAGTTACATCTTTTCTCCGATCAAAACACAAAAGCATATCACAAAAACAGACATCACAAACTTTTTTGCATTCTTTGAAGACGATGGTTCTGTGACTGGTCCCACTGGTGCAGCGTCAAGAATTATAACAAGCGTTACTGGACCGTCTGGTGCGAATACTCTTCCGCCTTTGGCTGGAACCACACAGGAAATCTTTGTCTATCCAAACACACTAAGCATCACGGGAGGAACACAAGATGTCTAAATCTAATGAAAATCCACTTGAAAATGCTTTAAATATAGAGCCTACAGAGGTGCGGAAAACGACACCCGATGTGTCGGATGCCGACATCGTTCGCCGTGAGCCTGTCAAAGTTGATCTCTCTAAGTTTCCCGACCGAAAAAAGATGGATCAACGAAAAGACTATGGTGAGGTCCGTGAAAATCTAAAAGATATTATTGATAATAGTAAAGTTGCTATGGATGGAATTTTGAAAGTCGCGTCCGAAAGTGATAGTCCGAGAGCCTACGAGGTCGTGTCACAACTTCTTAAAACGGCAACAGAGGCAAACAAAGAATTACTTGATGTTCATAAACAAATGAAAGACCTTGAAAAAGATGAAACAAAGAAACAGGTAACGAATAATGCCTTCTTTGTTGGATCTACAAAAGAGTTGCAGGAACTTGTTCAACAACAAATTCCTAAAAAGAAAGTGAAGAGAATACGGAATGACGGAGAAGCATGATAACGAAGCCTATCTTGGTAATATCAATCTAAAGGCATCTGGTGTTGAAACCCAATTTACAAAAGAACAGATCGAAGAATATGCCAAGTGCATATCCGATCCCATGTATTTTATTGAAAATTTTGTCAAGATCGTATCATTGGATGAGGGTCTAGTTCCCTTTGAACCTTACAAGTATCAGAAAAAAATGATTGAAAGCATGCACAATGATCGCTTTGTGATTGCTAAATTGCCTCGCCAGTCTGGTAAATCAACTGTTGTTATTTCATATTTGCTTCACTATGTTCTTTTCAATTCTCAAAAGAATGTTGCAATTTTAGCCAACAAACTTGCAACCGCACGCGATCTTCTTGGTCGTCTGAAGTTAGCCTACGAACATCTGCCAAAATGGCTTCAGCAGGGTGTCGTAGAATGGAACAAAGGTTCGATTGTATTAGAAAATGGATCAAAAATTCTTGCATCTTCAACATCTTCGTCGGCTGTTCGGGGTGGTTCTTTCAATATGATTTTCCTTGATGAATTTGCATTCGTTCCTGAGAACGTGGCTGACGAGTTCTTCAGTTCTGTGTATCCCACGATCTCGGCTGGTCAAGAAACAAAAGTTTTGATTATCAGCACGCCCAAAGGTTTGAACATGTATTACAAACTTTGGAAGGATGCCGAGGAGGGCAATAACTCATACACTCCGATTGAGGTTCACTGGTCAGAGGTTCCGGGTCGGGACGATAAATGGAAAAAAGAAACAATTCGAAACACATCGGAAGCCCAGTTCCGTGCAGAATTTGAGTGTGAGTTTCTTGGCTCAATCCTGACGCTTGTAGCCCCTTCAAAACTGAAGGCACTACACTACAAAAGACCGATCCAAGAGCGTGAGGATGGCTTGAAGGTCTACGAAGAGCCTATTGAGGGACACCAGTATTTCATGGGTGTGGATGTCGCCCGTGGACAAGAGTTGGACTACCACGCCGTGACAGTAATTGACATTACAGAGGCTCCATACAGAGTTGTCGCTCAATATAAAAATAATCAAATCGCCCCTTTCTTGTTGCCAAACCTTTTATATGCGATGGCTACTCGCTACAACAAAGCGTATGTCTTGACAGAAGTGAATGATATTGGTCAGGAGATTGTTGATATTATGCACAATGAAATGGAGTATGAAAATCTTCTGGTCACCACGGTGCGTGGGCGAAAAGGTCAAGTTATGGATGGTGGCTTCGGCAACTATCAAGTCCAGCAGGGTGTTCGCATGAGTCCCAAAGTCAAGCGTGTCGGATGCACGATGCTCAAAGAGATGATCGAGCAGGACAAACTATTGATTGAGGACTATGATATTATCAATGAACTATCCGCCTTTGTGGCTAAGAAAGGATCATACGAGGCAGAAACCGGACACCATGATGACTTGGTTTCAACACTTATTCTCTTTGCTTGGACATCAACCCAACCGTATTTTAAAGATTTAACTGACATAAATATTCGAGATAAACTCTACCGTGAAAAAATTGAAAAAATGGAAGAGGAATTAACACCTTTTGGTTTTATGGATGTCGGTCTTGATTTGGAGTTCACTGATGACGATGGAACTACATGGAAAGTGATCGATGAGAACGACGGGTTCTCTAATGTCGGCATTTGATAGATAAATTAGTATCAAGGAGAATCATCTATGGCATTTCAAGTCAGCCCCGGTGTTGAAGTAAAAGAAATCGATCTGACAACCATTGTTCCCGCTGTATCTACAACGGCGACTGGTTTCGCTGGTTTCTTTGAGTACGGTCCAATCGGACAACGAATTACAGTAAATAACGTCAATGATCTTCGTCGGGTCTTCAAAGATCCATCAAATCTGAACGCTGACACTTGGTTCACCGCTGCTAACTTCTTGGGTTACGGTGGGAATCTTAAAATCGTCCGTGTTGTTGATGAAAACACATCAAAAAATGCCGGTACACTAGCAGGGTTTTTGGTTAAAAATGAAGATGATTATGAAACATACGCAAGCACAGACGGTATCGCACCCGCATCACTTAATTCAAACAATTATGTGGCTAAGTATGCTGGTGGCTCCACAGTTGATCAAACCAAACTCTATGGTAACTCCTTGAAGGTATCTGTTTCAAATAGAGATGAATTTGGGATTCGTCTTATCAATGATAATTTTACAATTCCCTCTGGTGAAACAGGTGGATTCACACTCGGCAATGATGTGCCGGGACCAGAAGCCGCTGATAAAACTTTCTTCTTCCAAGGTATTTCAGGAGGAACTGGATCGGCAGTTGCAAATCAAGATTTACTTCGAGTCGGCTCAGGAAATAGAACAATTACCGGAATCACAAATGGTGTGACTAATCTGGATGTGACATTTGGAACCGGAACCGGATTCTCAAATGGTGCGCACATTGCATCTAGTGTTCCTCAACTTCTGGTGCTGGACACCGCACTTCCTAGAGCAAACGTGCATACTGATGGTTCTCAGAGAGTTAGACTTCTTGGTGGTGCTACGCTCGCAGATGGTATCACCGTAAGTTACGCAACAATTACTGGTGTATCTCTTGATAGTGATAGTCTTGTCAAGGGTATTTCTCTTGGTAACACTTTCGCTGGATTTAGAGGATCTACGGAAATTCCATCTACATCTGTCATGGACATTATTGGAACAATTTCTGTTGGATCGACTCAAAGTGGACAATCGGGTATTTCATCTGGATTTGTTCGATGGCGATACGCAGACAATTTCCAAACTGTCCTTCCTGATACTTCGGCAACCGCAGTTGCAGCAGGATGCTCCTTTGACCTTGTAAACATTGCAGTTATTGATGAGGACGGTTTCTTCACTGGAACTAAAGAAACTGTTTTGGAAACTTTTGATGGTGTGTCTGTCGCTCAAAATGCTAAAGATGATCTTGGAAGATCACTTTTCTATCCTACAATCATCAACGAAACTTCACAATATGTTTGGTGGGGTGATCACGTTGACGATGATGAAGGTCAAGCAGGTGGAGCAGATTGGGGAACAAATGCCTCCTCAACAATCACTGACGGAAGATATGTTCGTTTGAATAGAAACTACTACGGTTCACTTCAAGGTGGACAATCCGCTAAACCGGCAGGGAACGATTTCATCACAAATGGTTACGAACTTTTTGAAGATTCGGAAACCGTTGATGTTTCGATTCTTTTAGGTGGTGATAATACTGACACCCAAGCCAGAAGTATCGTAGATATTTGTGACAAGAGAAAAGATTGCATTACATTCCTTTCTCCACCAAAAACAGCACTTCTTACATCTACGGATGCTCCAAGAGATGCTAAAGTTCAAACTGCAAACATCGTTGCTTATCGAAGAGGTGAAAATGCGGGACCGAATGGTGGATCTGAAGACTATTCTACAAACAACCTGAATGTCTCCTCATCTTATGCAGTTCTCGACTCTGGTTGGAAGTATCAATTTGATAGATTCAATGATGTCTTCCGATACGTTCCTTTGAATGGTGACATCGCAGGTATCGCAGTGCGATCCGATGTCGCAACTGAAACTTGGTTCTCACCTGCTGGATTTAATCGAGGACAGGTGCGAGATATTGTTAAACTTGCACTGAATCCCAAGCAAGCACAACGAGATGATCTCTATATCAATGGAATCAACCCTGTTGT